GCTAGAAAGTATTATGTTCAATCTTATGATTTTACTATGTTGGGTTATTTGATTGATGAAGAGGAATTTGAGGTTAAACCTGCTATTGCTCGGGTGACTCAATTGGTGGAGGTTGACACTTCTGTCAGAAAAGTCAAAAGAGAATTATATCCATCGAACCCTGATGAATTTCCTTCTAGGTTTCTTTTTGTTGTTGGGAATAACACACTTGTTGATACAATCGACTTTACCGCTGACATGGAATTCATATCCTCAGAGAATGTGGACAACTATGATGTTTATATAAATGGAGATTATTATGGGAATGACGTTTCATTAATTCAAATCACAACAAACGATACTCTTACACTAACTGTTACAAAGTTGGACAACACAAAAGAAGCGGTGATTACATGGGAGAGTAAATTGGTCTAATCCTCACCATATATATCTTTCTTTTCTTTACACTTTTCCATTATCAAATTTTCGAGAAACTTGTAAATCTTGATACCCCTTTTGTCACAATACTTTTTTAGTGTTTCATGTACTTTAGGGTCAATTTTTATGTTCTTTATTTCTTTCTTTTCTTTCATGGTAGAAAAAAGGTAGAATTTATTCTCACCGTTTATAAATAGATATTCAAAAGTAAAGTTTTTTCATTCGCATATGAATATTTATCAATAAAATAAATCTTAGCAAGAATTAATTTCAAAAATAATGGCAACAGCAATCGCTAACAAAAAAGTTTATGTTTCCCCCGGAGTTTATACTTCTGAGACCGATTTATCGTTCGTGGCTCAGAGTGTGGGTGTAACGACATTAGGTCTCGTTGGAGAGACTATAAAAGGACCAGCTTTCGAGCCAGTGTTCATTACCAACTACGATGAGTTTCAGGCCTATTTTGGTGGTACTGAACCTGTCAAGTTTGTGGGTACACAAATTCCAAAGTATGAGGCGGCATATATTGCTAAATCATACCTTCAACAATCAAACCAACTTTTTGTAACAAGGGTGTTGGGATTGTCTGGTTATGATGCCGGTCCTTCTTGGAGTATAACAACCGTAGCAAATCCTGACCCCACAACAATGGCTTTAGATGGTGGTATAATTCCATTTTCTTTTGATTTCTCAGGAAATTCTGCTAACAATACAATCAGTTATTTAACTGCTTTACCGTCTATACTTGCTAATTCATTACAAGTTCAATTCAGATTAAGTAATGGAGGTACTTCAACAATCAATCAAGAGTTCACAACGAATTTGGATTCAATAATGGAAGCACCAGCATCCTCTGGTTATACATGTTTCATTTATGGAGCTATTCCGAATTCTGATTTTCAATCATTGATTACAACATACCCTGTTGTCATAAATGGTTTCGAGACTAACTCTGCAAATTTAGACTTCAACGAATTAACATCAGGTGATAACGATGCTTGGTTTTATGCTAACTTCGATATTACAACAGGTAATTTATATTCAGGTTATTCTTACGATTATTTTGTAACTAATTTAGTCTCGACAGGAACTGACGAATTTTCAGGTACTGTGTCAGGTAACATTTATACTTTTTCAGCATTCTCCTTTACTGAGTACAATAATATGGTTATTGCTACTTTGAGGTCAAGAGGTATATCTTTATTTACTAACAGTAATACAAGTGAGAATCACGGTCCAATTTATGAGGTTAGTGCTACAACAGGTGTTACAATGGTTTGTACTGACCAATATTCTGGTATAACAACTGACCCATATTTTACATTCTTACTTTCGGGGGTTACTAACGCTGGTGATGACTTCTCATTTGAGACTTCTATGAGTCCTACATCTTCAAAATTCATAACTAAAGTTCTCGGTACAACAAACTTTGGAAAACCTAGAAATGAGGTTCCTATTTTTGTTGACGAAGTTTATCCTGCGGCTCTTTCGAATGCGTATCTTCAATCTTACATAAGAGGTTTAAATTGTAATTTAGTCTCATTAGATAGTGCTAGGTCTTTGTCTAACACATCTATCGGATGGAGATTAGAGCAATACCAATCACCAAAATCTCCTTTCTTAGTTTCGGAATTGAGAGGTAATAAGGTTTATGATTTGTTTAGATTTATTTCTATTTCAGACGGGGATTCAGCGAACGTTGAAATCAAAGTTTCAATTGCTAACTTGTCTTTCAACAATATGACATTTGATGTATTAGTACGTAATTTCTTCGATACAGATGCTAACCCAGTTGTAATTGAGAAGTTCACAAACTGTACAATGGACCCAGCGTCTAATAATTTTGTGGCAAAAAGAATCGGTTCCCATGATGGTGAATTTGCTTTAATATCTAAATTTATCATGGTGGAAATGGCAGAGAATGCCCCAATCGATGCTTTACCTTGTGGTTTCTATGGTTACAACCAAAAAATATACGGGTCACCAACTAACTTAGCACCTGTACCAAAATTCAAAGTGAAATACTTTTTCCCTGGTGAAACAGTTTACAACACACCTTTTTATTCGGGACCTGCTGACGAATCTCCTGGAGACATCGTAAGAAGAACATATTTAGGATTTTCTAATACTGTAGGAGTGGACGAATCAATGTTAGGGTATCAAGGTAGACTTAACCCTGTTGTGGATTTCTACAACGCAACTACATCCCTACCTTTCAACCAAATTTCAAAAGGTTTCCACATGGATTCTGGAGCAACTGTTGTTACAATTGGTTCCGCTTTCCAAACTTCAGGGCAGACCGCATTCGAATGTGGTGTAGCTGAATTCAGAAACGACCCTCAAGACCAAGCAAACCCTTACTACTTCATCTACGCAAGAAAATATACTATTTGTTTTGCTGGTGGTTTTGACGGATGGGACATTTATAGAGAATACAGAACAAACGAAGACAGATTCCAAATCGGTCAAAGTGGATTCTTAGCAGGGTTCTTCCCTTCTTCTCGTTACCCCAACGCAACAGGTCAAGGTATCTTCAAAAGAATTGTTGTTGAAGATAATACTCAAGACTTTGCTAACTCAGATTACTACGCTTATTTACTTGGTATTCTAACGTTCGCAAATCCTGAGGCAACAAACATAAACGTATTCGCGACAGCTAGTATCGATTATATCAATAACTTCTCACTTGTTGAAAAAACAATTGATATGATACAATTCCAAAGAGCTGATTCCGTTTATATCACGACAACACCAGACTATGATTTGCTTTCACCTGACGGTACTGACCCTCAGTTGATTCAATACCCACAAACTGCGGTTGACAGATTGGATGACACTGGAATTGACTCGAACTATACAGCAACTTATTATCCTTGGATATTAGTTAGAGATACTGTTAATAATACCCAAATTTACTTACCACCGACAGGTGAGGTTTGTAGAAACTTGGCTTTAACTGACAATATTTCATTCCCTTGGTTCGCATCGGCGGGTTACACAAGAGGTCTTGTAAATTCAATCAAGGCTAGAATTAAGTTGACTCAACAAGATAGAGATACTCTTTATCAAGGAAGAATCAACCCAATCGCAACATTTGCTGATGTAGGAACTGTAATTTGGGGTAACAAAACACTTCAAGTGGCGGATACGGCACTCAACAGATTAAATGTTAGAAGATTATTACTTCAGGCACGTAAGTTAATATCTGCTGTAGCTGTTAGATTGTTGTTTGAACAAAACGACCAAATCGTAAGACAACAATTCTTAGATAGTGTTAATCCGATATTAGACTCAATAAGAAGAGATAGAGGTTTGTATGACTTCCGTGTGACAGTTTCATCTTCACCAGAGGATTTAGATAGAAACACTCTAACAGGTAAGATTTATCTTAAACCTACGAAAGCTCTCGAGTTTATTGATATTGAGTTCTTTATAACTCCGACAGGTGCTTCATTTGAGAACATCTAACAGAAAAGTAAAATATACAAACCCCCCGAGCAATTTTGGGGGGTTTTTTATTTGTCAAACTATTTATATACAATGATTGAAAAATACGACATACACGAAGGTTTCAAACCTGAAGGTTCCCCAGACTTGAAATATTATGCATTTGATTGGGACGATAATATTGTCCACATGCCAACAAAAATTATTCTAAAAAACAGTGAGGGTGAAGAAGTTGGTATGAGTACAGAAGATTTTGCCACATACAGAACTATGGTGGGTAAGGAAAATTTTAATTATAACGGACAAACAATTGTTGGTTTTGCTGAAGACCCATTTAGAAATTTCAGAACCGAAGGTGACAAACAATTTTTGGTTGATGCTATGAACGCTAAAGTTGGTCCTGCGTTTGATGATTTTAGGGAAGCAATAAACAACGGCTCGATATTTGCCATAATAACAGCTCGTGGTCATAATCCCGAAATTTTAAAACAAGCTGTCTACAACTATATTGTATCAGATTTCAAAGGTATTGATAAAGACGAGCTCGTCAAGAATCTAAAAAAATACCGTTCGTTTGTAGGTGAGGAAGAAATGGACGATGAACAATTGATTAAGACATACTTGGAACTGAACAAATATAACCCTGTGTCTTTTGGGGATGAGTCGGGGGCAACCAATCCTGAGGAAGCTAAGGTAAGAGCTATGGAATCATTTGTGAATTATATAAAAGGGATGGCGGCACTACTAGAAAAAAGAGCATTTCTAAAAAAAGATATAGCTAACAAATTTATGCCTCAAATAGGTTTTTCAGATGATGACCCTAAGAACGTAGAAGTAATGAAAAGACATTTTAAAGATAAGCCAGATAATATAGTTAAAACATATTCTACTGCTGGAGGCAAGAAAAAAGAAGTATAATAGATATATATTCAAGTTAAAAAAAAAGTAAAGTAGAAAAAATTGTAAATAGGTATATTTATAACATATAAACAGAATAACAAAAAATTTTTAATATGGCAGATTTACTAATGCGGATGCCGTTACCTTACGAACCAAAAAGGAATAATAGATTTATTCTAAGATTTCCTTCGTCTTTAGGGATTAATGAGTGGTTCGTTGAATCAACGGCAAGACCAAGTATCAAAATTGCTGAAACTGAAATACCCTTCTTGAACACCTCAACATTTGTTGCGGGAAGATTTACGTGGGATGCTTTACCAGTGGTGTTTAGAGACCCAATCGGACCCTCAGCGGCTCAAGCACTTATGGAGTGGGTGAGATTACACGCCGAGTCTGTAACAGGACGTATGGGATATGCCGCGGGTTATAAGAAAGACGTGGACCTCGAGATGTTGGACCCAACGGGAGTTGTTGTTGAAAAATGGATTCTTTATGGTACATTCCTAACAAGTGCTAACTTCAATGCTTTGAACTACTCAGACGATAAGTTGGCTACGATTTCTTGTCAAATGAGAATGGACCGTTGTGTATTAGTTTTCTAATACTATTTAGAAAAAATCAATACAAATTATATTTAACCG